TTGTTTGCAGGAAGCCTGACGAGAAACCCGATCATTGCCGTTTTCTGCCTGACGCTGACGCTACTTGTAGCAGGATGCTCGGGGAGTAAATCTTCGGATATGGGCAGTTATTCCGGTGCAGTCTATACCGTTAAGCGCGGGGACACGCTCTACCGTATCTCACGCGCCACGGGAACCAGCGTGAAGGAGCTGGCGCGCCTGAATAATATTTCTCCACCGTATACTATTGAGGTAGGGCAGAAGCTCAAGGTAAACGGCGGTTCTTCCTCAGGGAAAAAGTCCTCAACGCGTAAAACAGCCAAAGTCACGCCATCCTATCAGGTGCCTAAATCATCCTGGCCGCCGGTCGGTCAGCGCTGCTGGATCTGGCCTGCAAGCGGAAAAGTGGTTGCGCCGTACTCGCTCTCGGAAGGTGGCAATAAAGGTATTGATATCGCTGCCGCACGCGGTACACCGGTTTACGCTTCAGGGGCCGGGAAGGTGGTCTATGTCGGTAACCAGCTTCGTGGATACGGTAACCTGATCATGATTAAGCATGGTGAGGACTACATTACGGCGTATGCGCATAACGACACGATGCTGGTCAATAACGGGCAGAACGTGAAGGCGGGGCAGAAGATTGCGACCATGGGCAGTACCGGGACGGATACGGTGAAGCTGCACTTCCAGATCCGCTATAAGGCTACAGCCATCGATCCGCAGCGTTATCTTCCGGCGCAGGGCAGTAAGCCGAAGTGCTAAGTGATTATTTAATCGCCACTTAGTGGGGTAAAGGCTTGTATGAAGAGGCGTAAGGTCTATAATGCCTTACGCACCTCAAAGCGGGCGTAGTTCAATGGTAGAACGAGAGCTTCCCAAGCTCTATACGAGGGTTCGATTCCCTTCGCCCGCTCCAAACACACTTCTCCTAACGTCTACTCAAATCTACCAAACCCAGTAATCACAAGGCATTAGCCAGTATCTCTGTGTTCTGACGTAAACTAACGTCTACTCAAATCTATACATTCATGTGTATAGTAATGTGTTTAGCTCGTGCACTACACTTTGGAACTATACACAATGCCCCTCACAGACCTTGAAATCAGGCGCTCTAAGCCGCGTGAGAAGTCCTATACACTCAACGATGGCAATGGGCTGTCTCTGCTCATCGAGCCGAACGGATCTAGAGGGTGGCGTTTTCGCTACCGTTTCGATGGTAAGCCCAAGATGATTTCGTTGGGCACGTATCCGGATGTAACTCTCAATGATGCTAGGCGTAAACGTGATGATGCCCGTAGGTTGGTTGCTGGCGGCATAAATCCCAGCGAAGTGCGCAAAGAAGATAAGCTGGCGAAGCTGAGTCGCAATCAAAATACCTTCGAGGCAATTGCCCGCGAATGGTACGCCAGGCGCATAGACCGTTGGTCTGAATCCTACGGCGAAGAAATGATGAAAACCTTCGAGGCTGATGTATTTCCGTTTATCGGGCAGCGTCCTATCGCCGATATCAAACCGATGGAGCTTATGTCAGTTCTTTCTAAGCTGGATGAAAGAGGAGCGACAGAAAAGTTGAGAAAGGTTAGGCAGCGTTGCGGGGAGGTGTGGAGATACGCGATTGTTACTGGTCGAGCTGATTATAACCCGGCACCGGATCTGGCCAGCGCGTTCGCCCCTCATAAGAAAGAGCATTACGCTTTTCTCACCAGTGACGAACTTCCCGAATTCTTCCGTACGCTGAACACGTATAGCGGCAGTTCGGTTGTAAAGTTGGCGATGCGCTTGCAGATTCTTACCGGCTTACGCCCTGGCGAATTACGCCAGGGAGAGTGGATTGAAATCGATTTTGATAAACGTCTATGGGAAGTACCACCTGCGCGCATGAAAAAGCGTCGACCTCACTGTGTCCCTTTATCCGACCAAGCGATCGCCATCTTGGAGCAGTTACGCCTCGTCACCGGCAATTATCGGTTTATTTTCCCTGGTAGGATTCAGCACAGTAAACCAATGAGCGAAATGGCGATGAACGTCTTGATACGTCGAATTGGATATGCGGGAAGAGTAACCGGGCACGGTTTCCGGCACACCATGAGTACCATCCTGCACGAACAGGGCTACAACACCGCGTGGATAGAAACGCAGCTGGCACACGTCGATAAAAACTCCATTCGAGGAACGTACAACCACGCCCAGTATCTGGATGGCCGCCGCGAAATGCTCCAGTGGTATGCCGACTATATGGAGGCCTTGGAAAACGGCGACAATGTAGTGCATGGAACGTTTGGAAAAAGCGCTTAACTGTATGTATAGACAGTGCTAATTGACAGTAGTAGACTTCGGTAGACGAACAAAGAATAGGCTATGTCTAGGCTGATCCCCGAAAACCCGTACACCTCTGCGGGCTGGCATAGCCGCCAAATTCAGAGGGCGTGAGGTGGCGTTTAGTGTCTTACAATTCAAAAAGCTGTAGTTCCCTTGAAAAGGCATATTATACCCCAGTTGAAGCAGCTCTTCGGTGGTGTAATCTTATTGCGCATGAGGTATTAATTCTTGAGCGGGTCGGCTTGGATGTTTTACCCGGTGTCGGGATGTTCCCTCAATGGCCGTGTTTACGTGTTAATGCCGAAAAGATTCTTGATGCTATACACAATGGTGAAATTGCTTACGGACGAGATGGAAAAACAGTTTCTCCGGGTGAGCAGGTGGCTAAGCATCGTCTAACTATTCGTCACTCAGATCTTAAAGCATGGATGGCGAAAAATTATCCCAATCAAAAGCCCTCTTTCCTTTTTGATGTAGTTGAGCAGCAGTTGCATGCGGGAATTACAGTTGATGCATATCAGACTCTTCAGGCCGAGAACAAACGGCTTAATATTCGATTAGCTAATGCTGTAAAAACCTTCCAACAACAGAAGCAAGAAATCACTGAATTACAAGGCGAGCGCGACTCGCTACGACAGATGGTAGATAACGCAGTACAAAATATCGATGGGCGCTCAGAGACAACTTATCTAAATATAATCGGTGGACTACTTTCTTTGATGCTAGGCAACTCTCCAAGTGGTAGAAAAATGTCTGAGTTTGCCAATCAGGGCGCAATTATCAGCGCGATGCTTGCCCATTTTGAGGGGATTCCCGGTATAAGTGTGAGAACGCTTGAGGGCAAGTTCTCTGAAGCCAATAAAAGCCTTAAAAAACGTTAATTTCCTCATACAGTACCGCAATTGCGGTACTGTATGCCGCAACTGCGGTGATCTTTTATTTCATTGAAGCTGTAATAGCTTCTGTAGACGTTAATCAACTACAGGAGCAGTTAAAATGTCTTATACCCTCATTCGCCTACCTGAAGTTCAACGCCGAACTGGTTACAGTAAGGCGTGGATCTATAGGCTAATTAGCCAAAACCGTTTTCCTTCAGCCGTTAAGATAGGCTCTCGCGCGATTGCATTTGTCGAAAGCGAAGTTGACGAATGGATAAGCCAGCGTATCGAAGAACGTGATGCGTTAGTTTCCACAAAACCTCAATTGTAACTTAGCCCGGGAAATTTATTATGACTAACAAAAATGCCCTAGCCGGGCAGGGTTTCGCTCAACCTGAAAACAGCAGCGATGATATTTCGGTCATTAAATTTGAGGCCGCGAAAGTCCGTATTGTTAAGATCAACGGTGAACCGTGGTTCGTTGCAAAAGATGTTTGCGCGGCGCTGGAACTATCCAATTCACGCATGGCGTTGCAGGCTCTGGATGATGACGAGAGAAATACCGTAACTTTAACTTACGGTATTCGCGGGAACCCAAATCATAGCGCTGTCTCTGAATCTGGTTTCTACAAGCTGATCGCCCGCAGCCGTAAAGCTATTACGCCGGGCACATTCGCCCATCGTTTCAGTAATTGGGTATTTCGCGAGGTTATCCCTTCTATCCGAAAAACTGGCTCTTATGGTGTGCCGTTCGCGTTCCTGAACGACTTTAGCCGGCGCATGGCGGCTTATCAGCAGGAGGCCAGCAAACGCGGGTATAAGTTGCAGCAGTGTAAGGGGGCAAAAGAAGCTCTTGAACAAGAGGAGATTCAGCTGTGGCGTAAGTATCAGCCCGAGCTGTTAGGCGAAGATGGTCATGAGCCGTTTACTGAAGTTCGCGCTTTGACGGATGAAAAAAATTGAGTTCGTGAATAACTTGCGTGCTCTTGCGATGTTGAGCACTCAAAATAAGTTTGTCGCGACAGCTCACTGAACAATTCGAAAAGGTTAATGCCATGAAGAACATTTATGCCCATCTGGGGCAGGGCTTCGCTCACCCCAAAAACTCCTTGCCTTGTTATTCCGCTGAAGGGTATGCTTTAAAAGCACCAGCAAAATCTGGTGCCAGGATTGGCGTCCTGAATGACTGTATGGCGACACATGACGCGCCAAGCGTCTTTTTTTGTGCCGTTGATCCGTCTCACCTATTTTCACGCGTTGTGGTTCAAAACCGCTCTGCTAGCAAAATTATGGTGGGCTGGGTGGGGGCGGAGAAATCCGCGCCGGAGTCCATACAGTCCGGTTACGCCAACCCTGCTCAGTCCACCACCAGTGAAATTGGCGTTTCCGGTGGTGGTTATCTAGACCACTGTATGGAGGCTGCCACATGGCTACTACCCCAACCCAAAAACTACCCAAATTCACCTGGCTTTTCCTCGGTACGCCGAAAGGCCAAACGTGCACTCCCGTTGTTATCCGCATTTTTGCCGATAGTGAGCAAGAAGCCCGCGAGTGGTATTCCCGCTGGGATCTTATCTTTGCCGCTAAAATTCGCGCTGAATGTTCGCTTTATCAGTACAGCAGCGGCGCGTTTGAACTGGATGTTGCGAAACTGGGAGGTAGCCATGTTTAACCTCCAGACCCTTACAGCTAAAGCCCGCGAGCTGCGCGGCAACGTGGTAAAAGCCACTACCACGAAAGGCACCCGCACCATGACGCCCGTTTACGAACGGGAAGAGCAGCTCAAACTGCGCGAACGTATCCAGCAGACCCAGCCTGACTGGGTTTTACTCTGGTGGGATATTGCGACCGTTACCGGCTGGCGTACCAGCGACGTGTGCAACTTCCGTTACTCCTGCATCAACTGGGAAACCGGCATTGCAACAATCATCGTAGCGAAGCAGACCAAAGCAGCGGAAGCCAGAGCGACCCGGAAGGGGATCGAGATTGTTCGCCAGCAGCGCAAGGACGCTGCCCGGCTTGCTGGCGATCACATTGGGTACATGCACTGGGATAGCGTGAGCTGCGACGAACTGGCCGCCGGCATGACGGAAGAAGAACAGGCGATCGTGTTTGAGCTGGTGGCGAAGGCTGAAGTGAAGCACGACACCAAACAGCTGCCGCCGGGCATCATCAAACGACTGCGCGAACGCATGGAGCGCAATCTTATCGGTGACGACCTGGTATTTTCCCGCAGCCAGATTGAAAGTAACCGTTGCCAGTCTCTGGAAGGTAGCGTTAGCCGCCAGACGATCTGGAAGAAACTGCACAGCGTAATGATGTGGTTTACCCGAGTGGTAAACAGGCGTCTGCGCCTGAGCGCCTACTCCAGCCGCAAAATTGCCGCGTTTAACCTGATGTCTGCCGGTGGCGAACAGGGGCTGCTTGTCGCCTCTGAAATGCTCGGGCACAGCAACCCGGCGATCACCCGGACTTATCTCCAGCTGGGGAGTAAGGCCGCGGCTATCCAGACACGCCTCGCTATGGAGGTGAGCGCATGAAAAAGCTAACTCAAAACGAATCCATTGCCATGCTGACGACCAGCTCAGGACAGGCGCTGGAATACAGCCGTCAGGCGCTTGCCGTGCTCGATATGTGGATAGATACGCTTGCCCCGGATGATGCAATGGAGAGCTGCCGCGTGGCGGCCGTTCACAGCCTGGTAAGCCAGGCATCGGCGTACCTGGTGAAAGCTCAGGGGGGCAGGCCATGAATCCGGTTTACGATCTGGTGCGCTGTAGCGACGGTAAAACCGTATTCAGTTTCCCGGCCGGCGGCCGCTATCTGGTGGACACGTCGAACGGGTTGCAGTCGATGCGCCCCCTGCTGGACGGCGAGATCATCTTCACCGTGGAGAGTGCCATGCGTTTTCTGAAGAAAATTGGTTATCAGGTAATCCCGCCAGCGGCGTGAGGTAAAAAATATGACGATTAAAAATTCCGGCTTAGCTGCTGGTGGCCGCGCTCACCCTGAAATCAGGCCGGGCGATAAATGGAAAGACGGTCGGGGCGGGATCGTAATTATCGAAAGTTACCGATTCGACAGAGTGACATATTGCCGTGAAAGGTACAGCTCACCGTGTTTTTGTACGCCCGAAAGACTGGTGCGGGAGTTTGAATTTGTTTCTTCCGCGCCGGTTGTCGGCGAGAAAGATATCGATCGGATTATGCGGGTACAGGGCATCGAACGAATTCGGGTTATGCGGGAAATCATCAGGGAGCGAGGGAACAGAAAATGAAGAATGCACCAAACCTTAAAAAGCAGCCGGCAGATCTCATGGAGGAGTCAATTATCTTTGCCGGCGCCGATGCCTGGACGTTCGCTAAAGCATGGCAGGAAATGAACCCGATTGGCGACACCGTGCCGCCGGTCGTGCTGGATAAAAAGCAGCTGGCGGAGCTGGAGAATATCCGGATTGTGGATGATGGCCGGCTTTATGCCCGCGTTTGTCGTGGCGGGCATCTGACCGAACGGCAGATAACCATTCTCGCAACAAAGCTGGCGGTGGCCGGCGTGGAGCGCGCGCAATTCTACTCTGAAGGTTATCAGCTTCTGGAGGACTGGACGCCGCAGCTGCCGCGCCTCAGAGCCGATGCGGAAGCCGGCAAAAGCATGGTGATTGGTAAACCTCTGACGGATGTGAACCTCCGCGACCTGGCTGATAACGAAAAGGCTCTCATACTGGCCGCGCGTTACACCGGCATTGCGATCCACGAAAACAGCGAGGGCGTGTACGTCTACCGCGCCGGTATCTGGGAAAAGACGTCGATGCTCGAGCTGAGCCGCGAAATGGTGGCTATCTACAACGAGAACAAAACCAACTTCAGCAAGCGCGCGATCAACAACATTATCGACGCCCTGAAAATCGTTATCCCTGTAATGGGGGAGCCGCGGCGCAGCCTGATCCCATTTGCAAACGGCGTCTACGATATGGAAACCGGCGTTTTCTCCGAACACAGCCAGGATAACTGGCTGACCAACCATAACGGCGTGACCTACACGCCGGCGGTGCCGGGCGAAAACCTCCGTGACCACGCGCCGAACTTCCATAAGTGGCTAAGTTACGCATCAGATAGAGACGCAATTAAGATGCAGCGTATCGCTGCAGCGCTCTTTATGGTGCTGGCGAACCGGTACGACTGGCAGCTGTTCCTCGAGATAACCGGTGAGGGCGGCAGCGGGAAAAGCGTCTTTACCCATATCGCCACGATGCTGGCCGGCGCGCATAACACCGCCAGCGGGAACATGGCGGCGCTCGACAGCGCGCGTGGGCGGGCGCAGTTCGTCGGGAAAAGCATGATAACGCTTCCTGATCAGCCAAAATATTCAGGAGAGGGCACCGGGATAAAAGCGATAACCGGCGGGGATGCCGTGGAGATCGACCCGAAACACGAGCACCAGTACACCGCCGTTCTGCGGGCGGTGGTTGTGGCCACAAACAATACGCCGATGATTTTCACCGAACGTGCCGGCGGCGTTTCCCGGCGCCGCGTAATTTTCCAGTTTAACCGGCGCGTCAGCGAAGAGGATAAGGATCCCGACCTGGCAGAAAAGATATCCGCTGAAATTCCGGTGGTGGTTCGTCGGCTGCTGGCGAACTTTGCGAACCCGGAAAAAGCGCGGGCGCTGCTGCTGGAGCAACGGAACAGCGAAGAAGCACTGGAGGTGAAGCAGAAAACGGATCCGCTGTATGCCTTCTGCGCTCACCTTGAGCGGCTGGCTGATTGTGCGGGAATGATGGTGGGAAACCGCAATCCGCCTCACTATCCGCGAATTTATCTCTATCACGCTTATCTGGCATTCCTTGAGGCCAACGGTTTCGACAAGCCGCTGACGCTAAATAAATTCGCAGAGGGGATGGAAAGTGCGATGAGGGAGTTTAATCACGAGTACCGTAAGGAACGGAGAGCTCGTGGCATGGTGACTAACGTCGAACTTTCGGAAAGTGCGGAAGACTGGTTACCTCAGACGCATCCTGTAGCCGGTCATAAAGAATGAAGTTCAGATAAATATGGAGAAAGGTATACATGGTATACATCGAGAGAATAATTTATATATAAATCAGTGAAATAAGCCATGTATACCTTGTTTTCAGGTATACACAGGGTGTACATGGTGTTCATTCTCACATTAATCATCTGATGGTTTATTAAACAGGGTGATGTATACCGTGTAGACCTGAAATCCCAAAATGTAGGCTGGTATTCATGGGTTAATCTATTGTTTTATAAGTAATTTGTTGCCTTTGTGAACACCATGTATACCTTGAGGGCAAATTCTTTAAAACGCATCCACTCTTTTCACGTTGTGAACCCCTGCTATTTCATTAATATCGTTTCATAAATCGCAATTGATTATTCGATTGTTGCGATTAATGAAACTTTTACGATCGCTTTAACAGGGGGCATCATGAGCAAGGTTAACGTTAAGCCCGTTCTGCTGAACGGGGAGCAGATTCAGGCTCTGAAAACCATTCAGGAGAGGGAACGCCAGAAGTCGGGCATGGGGATCGCGCCGTCAATCCATGCTGTTGCGCGCAAGGTATTTGATGCAGGGCTATCAAAAATGGAGGCTGGCCAGTGAGCTACTCAATCAAGATAGGGAAACACAGTATCGAGCTGGCAGGTTATGCCGGTAAGGTTGTTGCGCCAAATACTCAGATGGCCGCTTTATTCCGTGGTATGGCGGGCGAACTCACCAGCCTGAGGACAACGGCGCAGCAGGCCGAAGCTGAGGCGGATTTGCTGGACGTTATCCGCAACGATCCGGATCTGAACGAACAGGCAAAAAACCGCAGGGCAGGTGAAGCCCGGAACCCGGACACGCTCAAAGACTTTACCCGCGGGGTGGCAGCCGTAAGCGAGCAGGCCGCAAACATTCTCGATTACCTGAAGAACAAGCTCGCTCCGGTTAATCCCCTGGCATCTGATGATGTTCAGGGATTCATGCGTGACAGCGAGATGCGCCAGGCATTCGCCCGACTGGATCGCCGCAGCCAGGAAAAAATGCTGCTGTCGATGCACAGTGGAAAGCATCAGGAGCTGGCGGACGCCTTACTGAGGGCGCACGCGGTGTGTTCGGGGCTCGATACGGAACAGCTAAAACGTCTCGGCTTCTCCCGTATCGCATCACAGAACGGGCAGGTAATTAGCGCGGTTGCCGATCTGGTCGACGCGGTAAGGAAGGACGTCGCACAAATTACAGCCGTACGAACCTGGTATAACAATCTCGTTTACGGGAAGAACGACGATCCATCAGAAGTTCTGCCCCGCATGACCAGCCTTGATCAGTTAAGCGAACATGTCAGCGCGATGCTCAAAGGCAGCCAGCGGCAGACACATTAAGAAGAGAAGCAGGCCGCCTGAGGGCGGCTTTTTTCTGCCCGGAGGGAAACATCACGATGCTGTTAAGTAAATCAGCCTACGCCAGGCATATGGGCGTCAGCCGGCAAACTGTTTACGGCTGGATAGCCCGCGGTGAAATTGTAATTTCAGGCGATAAGGTGGATGTCGAAGCATCGCAGGCTAAACAAAATTCTGCTGGTGCTGGCGAACACCAGACTGAAATGACGTGGGCGCAGGCCGCCGCGTGGGTATGGGGGCATGACGGCGGGAAAGAGCTGCCGGCTGATATTGATGCTGGCCAGCGAATAGAGGCAGCAGCCGCTGAGCTGGGTTTTGATGTTCAGCACGAGCCCGATGAACAATTGCTGATTCTCTTCCGGCCGGATGAAGAAACCCACAGCTTCTATGGCAAAGACCGTGCAGCAGGTGCTTTACGGTTTCTTCGTTCTGAGCTGGCTTACGTTGCCACAATGCACCCCGATACGCTGGATGACTGGAACAAAACTGGTTTAATGTCACTCTGCCTGCTGGACGACGAAAAACTGTAAACCCCCCAGCCCCTCAAACTTGACACTTTTTCGCGAGAAACTGGGAAAAGTGTCAACCCAACCTAACGGATCCTGACGCCTACGAACAGCAGCTACAGCAGAAGTGTAAAGGGCTGGCGTTGAGATTTGTTGAGCCTTGGCTGTTAGCTTTTGTTAATCCTGATGCGAAGCAGGGCAGGTGTCAGCCTGTTATGGTTTGTTATGCCTTACTAGGGAAAACCAGGGGAAAAGTGTCAACCGCTACCGCTTCAGAAAACTTCAGGTGCAGATCGTTGGATGCACCTGTCAAAACTTGTCACCTGCCGGCAGGGACAGAGGATAATTGGGGCCGCTTGCGTTGTAAGTTACAGAAGATTGAATGTGTAAACTGAATTTTTTGATGGGAAGCTTTACCCGGTTCGCTTTGATAACATGCTTATTTTATACGAACAAAGAACTTAAAACGTATACGCTATACGATGTATAGACCGGATCATTGCAGAATGATTATTGTTCTTAAAACTGTATGTGCTTGACTTTACTTCTGTTAAATGGTCATACTTTGATCGGATGGGGCAGGTTCTTCCTCTTACTTCTGTAAGGGCGGCTCTGATAATGAACAGCGTTTTTTGCTGTTGAGCTTAGGCTCACTGATCCTGCTTAGCAGGGTGTTCAACGGTTCCAATCTTTCCTGCCCCTCCCTATGACATAAATAAAAGGAACTTTTTTATGCGGGACAATATTTGGTTTACGTATAAAGCACGAATTAATGCGCATCATCGTCTGGAATGGCTTGAGAAACACTCACAGTTCATTCTTGTATGGTATGCGATACTAAGTGCAATTCTTTCTATCGTGACAATACGATTTCCTACAGTGCTAGGAAGTAATACCGATATTTTGGCTGCTATATTATCGGTAGCTTTACTCGGTATTTCCCTTGTGGTTTCTAATCTGGATTTTCGTGGAAGAGCGATATCTATGAGAAGGAATTATCTTGCAATGCAGCGAATTTATTTTGAATCTACTGAAGATAAAGATTTAACATCTGAACAAAGAAATCAATACCATGTATTGCTTGATGAAGTTGAAAATCATCTTGATATAGATGATAAAGCCGCACGTGTAGCCCAGGCAGGTCTCAGAACAAGGATTCCTACTGCTAAAGAAATAAGGGAGGTAAGGAATTGGAAAATTAAAAGATTCATATTTACTTCTGCATTCTATTTACTTCCGATCTTACTCGTTTGGATGGACTATGACTGCTAGCCGAATTTTTAAAAAATCATTTTCGGAAAAAAACCTTCTTAAAGTTTACAAGGAGAGAATAAAAGAGTCGGGTGCCATTGGTATTGACCGAGTACGTCCTTCAAAACTCGATACTACAATAAAAGATGAAGTTAAGTTTATTTCTGAAAAGGTAATGTCTGGTAACTATAAATTTACAGCTTACAAAGAAAAACTCATTTCTAAAGGGGCTAATTCTAATCCCAGACAGATCTCAATACCGACAGCGAGAGATAGAATTACACTCAGAGCTCTATGCGAATGTCTTACAGGAATTTATCCTGATTCAAGATTGAGACTACCTCATAAAGTGATTGATTCACTAAAAGTTGCATTAGCCAGCGGTTTGTATTCTGAATATGCAAAGATTGATCTCAGAACATTCTACCCTTCAATTGAACACTCACTTATCATAAATGTTATAAAAAATAAAATCAGAAAAAAAGAAATTAGAAACTTAATAATGTCATCTTTGGTTGTACCAACAGTAAATGAATTTAAAGGAAGCAAAGGTGTATCACCTAATGTTAAAGGTGTTCCACAGGGATTGGCCGTATCAAATATTCTCGCTGAGATTTCTTTATCTAATTTTGATAAAGAAATTAATGAGCTTCCAAATATTTGGTTTATGCGTTATGTTGATGACATTCTTATCCTTACGCAAAAAGGTGAAGCCGAAGTATTGGCGTCTCACGTAATTAAAAAATTACAAGCGCTAAAATTAGATCCACATCCTTTGGATGACGTTAACTCAAAATCAAAAATTGGTAATCTAGACGAATCATTTGACTTCCTTGGCTATCATATCAATCAAGGGGAGTTATTAATCAAAAAAGAAAGTATTCTTAGGTTCGAATCTTCTTTGGCGAAAATTTTTACAGCATATAGGCATGCATTGCTGCAGGCTAAGAATAAACGTGAAAAAGAAAGAGCTATAGCTTACTGTCAGTGGAAGCTTAACCTTAGAATCACTGGTTGCGTATTTGAAGGTAAGCGACTTGGATGGGTCTCATACTTCTCACAAATATCCACTACATCTCAATTACGCGCCGTTAATCATACCGTAAATAACTTGTTAAATCGTTTTAATCTTTCATCTGAGATTAAACCAAAATCTTTAATAAAAACATTTTACGAGCTTCGGCGAGGAACTGCAGAAACGTTCAAATATATACCTAATTTTGATAATTTGGATATATCGCAGAAGAGAGAGCTTGTTTCAATGTGGATAGGTAAGGACAATGCAAAAAAATTAAGCGACAGTGAAATTGAGAGGAAATTCAAATTTAAAATAGCCAAATCTGCTAAAGAGCTTGAGGAAGATATTTCAGGAATATCATAACGAAAAGAGGGATTAAGAATGAGCTTATGCTTGTGGCCACTTGGGGGATGTCTTTGATTGAACTGGCGATAAGAGAGGATTTTAAGTGTATAGGAATGTGTATAGAAACATTCCTATAACTCGGCTTTTTGCCTATTTACATGGCTTTTGTGTGCTTTGTGCTGTTCCCTTCGCCCGCTCCAGTCTCCTCATAAATTAACAAGTTATAATTTATCAGTTAGTTACTTTGCTCCGCTTTAGCAGGTACAACTAAAACTACCCAATGTTCTATGCCCGTATCTGGCGTCGCGTGACAGGGTCTGTAGTACAAGGAAACATATCATCCACGCTGGCGGTGGTTCCAGTTTCTTACCGCGACAGCACAACAACGAACTAAAAGCCGCATATCTGGCATAACTCCCGAAAACAGGTTTATGGTGATAACGTACCTACAAACGACATGTAGGATCTATCAGCGTTTCAGCCACGCTCCCGCAAGGGTACACGGTTATCCTGATAAGGTGTGATCCCTCTGACAGTCTGATGTTGTCGCCTAACGGCTCCACTTGTTGCTGTATCACCAACGGGGCTTTATGGCTTCTATTGTCTGAAATCTGATTCATTGGACAAACATCATGTGGATTGCTGTAAAGTTCATCAGTATGATTGCTTGCACAATCAGCGATTGGGAAAACACTTCTGGGAGATAAGGGACGAGACGATATGAAAGTGACTGATGAGGCTTTGTTACGTTCAGGGTTTACGCAGCCCGAATTGCAGAAGATAAAAAGCAACATTGAAAAATATGGAGGAACGCTTGGAGAGGCCATAAATGACCTCGCTAGGCGATTTGTTACCTTGGCGGGAGTGGTGGCTGTGTGTGCCTTAATCCTACTGCTACTTATCGTCTTCAGCTCACCTGATAGAGCAGTTGCATGGGGGCTGGCGATGATCTTTGGGGTTGCCAT